TTGATTGTAGTGCGAATCTTGTTGCGGTGGTGCTTCGCCGCCAAAGTAAGCAGCCACTTGATCCAAAGGAATTTGAAACTTTTGAATCATTTGCGCTACCGCTTGCGACTTTTGTTGCGGTGTCCCCGTTCTCAACAATGCCGCCGTTTGCAGCAATGGGCCAATCGCCGTTGCCGGAGTAGCGTTCTCGTTTCTTAGCATCCACTCATAGGGTTGGAATAACTCGGTAATTGCCCGAGCCTCGGCATCCCTTTGTTTGTAGGTGCTGATGCCCTTTTCGTAATCGGCATCCCGTTGGGCAAATGCTTGCTGTAGTTCTGCCGGTGCTTTTTCCCAATGTTCTTTTAGCTCAAGGCGTAGGCTTTTGGGCATTTCAGCCCTTGGCTTTTCAGCCATTTGGGGGGCTTGAGTTTGGTCGGTTGGAAACTTAGGAGCAAACTTCCCCCCCTCTCGGGGCTGGCTGGCTGCGTGTTTGCCACGGTTTGTCGGTGCTTTGGTTAATGCCTCACGAATGGTATCGGCTCGGCTTTGCGGCTCTGCTGCCGTTTGGGGCGCTTCTACCGCTTGGGTTTCGGGTGCTGGTGTTTCTACTGTGTCGGGTGCGACAACTTCGTTTTCCATCACTTCATCCTTTTCATTTGTTCCAAAGTCATTTTAATCATTTCTTTACGCTCGGGCATTGGGCGGTTATGTAGCCGGTTTGCCATCTCTACGTTAAGGTTAGACATCTTAACAGGTGCAATCGGTGCGCCTGGTCGATCAAACTCCTGCACCGTAGCCAGTTGACCACGCAATCGGTCTCGGTGCGCTTCTTTCTTCTTGTTCCACTCTTGCTGTGCATACTTAACGTCCGAATGCCCCATCTCTATGGTATCGGTGCGCTTGAGGTGCTCACGCCATTGCTTTCTGCCCTCAATCATTACACCATCGGGCGACATAAAAGGCGCAATGTCTCCTCTTACTGAGGCCATCGCTTCATCTCGGTACTCACCCCTTGTAACCTCGTAGGCTTCGCTGCCGTCTGATGGATAAACCCAAGTTCTTTTCACATTAACTCCAAGATCATTGCGACATCTTCTTCATCACGTTTTCGCTTAACACGGATTTCAAGGTCTTTGACCTTTTGCATTAACGAATCATAATCAATTTGTTTTCTAGCCGCAACCTCTATTGTTTGCGCGGGTGCTGAAGTGATCTCTTCCCTTACCTCGGGCGGTAAACCAAACAATGCCTCTTGCAGTTTTAGCTTACGCTGTGCTTCTAGCTTTTGGTCTTTGGCCCATAGTTCATCACGCTTCTTTTCGTCAAAGCCAAAATGACCACCTAAAGGGATTTCAACAGGTACAGGCGCTGTGGCGGCGGGAATGCTTGCAAAAGCCGTTTGACAAAACGCTGATATGCCAAACACTTACGCCCCCCATTTAGCGGCGGCATCAACCCAAGTCGGGGCAGATGTAGCATTAGATTGCAAAACCTGTCCCGCAGTACCCACTTGACCATTAAACGCTACCGATCCATTGGTGTTAATGGTTACAGCGTCTGTTGTGCTGACTGCGCCATTGATGATAAAACTGATCTTTTGGTTGTCCCAACTACCCATAACCAATGGGCCACCATACGATTCGACAAAACTTGCCAAAGGTAAAGAAAACCCATTGTTTGGATACCCCGCTGCCGCATAACTGTAATTTGCGTTATTTATTCCAAGTTCGCTGTAAGCCGTGTGACCGCCGTCATTGACAGCATAGCTTGCGTAACTGGTATTGCTGGCGCTTGTGTTTTGCAGGCTTGTGTAAAGGTATAAAGGCTCACTTGCCGTAAATCCTGCTATTACCCCTGAATCGGTGTGTACAGTTGCGTCACCAACATTTAAAGAGCCAACATTGGTTGTGCCTGATGTGTAAGGTATCAAAACACGGTTATTGGCATCTTGATTAACCGATTTTTCAGCAGGGTAGCTGACAAACACATCCTTTGCACCTGCCGCAAGATTAAGTATTGATCCTGTTGATGAAGAGATTATGGTTGTTCTAGCTAACGTGCCGCTAAAGTAAGTCCCAATCCCAACTTCCCATTGCGTACCGCCTGAAATGGTGTAATAGGTCGTATTGTTATTGCCAATTACCGAAAATGACTGAAACCCATCAACAGAGCCGTCTAGCGTGATCGTTCCAGTACCTGTTGAAGTGGTGGTCTGTCTTACCCGATCAGCTAAAACAAGGCTCATGCTGTCTCCACGCCTATTACTAAGCCATCAGCACCCCTGATAACTTTTTTGGGTGCGTTAAGCCTTTGCATGGCAGCGCCAATGTTTTGCATTGATTCGCCGTGCATATTAGCCATTTGATCGTGCATCAGCGCCATTTTGTCCATAGCTTGGACAATTGTGCCGCCTAGCTCGTTGGTTATTTGTGCAGACGCTGCTTCAATGACCGGTAAGTCAACGCCAGGGTTGCTACCAATCCTTGCCACCATGATCTTAGTCGCAGCTTCAAGCTCTGCTCTCCATCGTTCATATTCTTCCTTTCCAGCCATTTCTCGGGCTTTAATTTGGAGTTCGTTGTTCTGTTTGGCGGTCTCAAAGTCCGCTTTCATTTGTGCCAATTGCATCTCAGCCTGCACTTTAGCTTGGTGCATTTGCATCTCAAGTTGTGCCTTGCCCTGCTCAATTTGAGCCTGCGCTTGCATTTTCATCTGTTCAGTCTGCGCTTGTGCTTGCATCCGCATCTGCTCGGCTTGTTGCTCTGCTTGCATTTGCATCATCTCGGGTGGTGGGCTTGGCGGTTGTTGTTTAGCCGCATCTGCTTTATCTTGCAAGGCTTTCATGGCCTTTTCTACTGCACTCTCTAAACTTCGACCTGCTCTGTATCGGCGCACCAAGAACAATAGCATTTCAGAAACCATAGGCAAAGTATCAGGCGCTTGAGTAACCATAGGGATTGCCTCACGCAAGAATGCACCAATAGCCCCTATTGCCTCTTGTGCGCCTTGCTTTTCTGCCTGCTCATCAATCTGAGCCAAACTATCAGCCTCAACCGCAATATGGAAGTCGCGTATGGTGCTGTTAGACAACATCTGCAACGCCGCTTGCAACATTTGCGGGTCTTGACCATCCGGCGTGTTCATTACGCCTGACATTTCAACAATCAACTCGGGCGGGTAAAACTTACATATAACTTGCGCCTTGAGCTTAAAAATGTCAGTAGCAAACTTAGCCACATCGCCTTGGCTGCTCTTTAACCGCAAACTTCCAAAGTTAGCCTTAAGCTGTTGAGCACCAAGCGTTTCTTGGGCTTTGGACGATCCACGCAAGATGTCCGATATGCCCATGATTTCATAGATGCTTTGCTTAACTTGCTCCCTAGCCGCATACAACTCACGCAAAGTAATAATGATTTGCGAGGTATCCATCATGTCGATAGCGCCTTTTAAGCCGCCTTTTTCCGACATTGCCGCCCATGCGGTCACAGGGAATAGCTTGTTATCTACGCCCTCGCTAAACATTCGAGCCAATTCTTTAAACTCAGCATTAAACACGCCCACCGCTTTACAGGCTTTGGTCAGCAAGTAAATGCGTTGCGTTAAGTTATCTAGCTCTTGTGCCTGATCCTCATACTCACAAAAGTCGGGTACAGGAATCATTGAGCCAGTGGTGGTGGTTGCCATCAACGGCTTGGGGCATGGGAAGAAATCATCAAGCTCTAGTGGGTCATCCCTTTCATCTAGCGCTTGTGGATAACCTTTAGCAATCCAACAAACCTTGGCTGTGCGCTTGTTCCAAATCTCATAGACCATCGCCTTTTTGTCGTAGGTCATCTTGGCGGTCATGGGATTCTTGCCGTCCATGTCGGTGTTTGAGCTAGTCAGGCTGACGTTTTTGAATACGTCCCCAAAACGCTCTACGCCCTCTTCCTTGGTCATGTAGACCGCCCGAGCTACCCACCAAACTTCGTCCCATGTCCGAGCTGGTGAATGCAAGAAGTCAGCCCAGTAAACGTAATCAATTGGGCTGTGAGCCGCATCAATGCGCTCTGTTGGGTCTTCTACGGTGTTATATACCTGCGATTCGTCTTGCTCTTCACCCTCAACTGATTCGGGGCGATCATTGACAATGACAGGCTCATAGCGAATCCAAGCCGTGCCGCGACCAGGCAGCAATCGATCTTGCACTGCGCCACTCATTGCCGCATCAAAGTCACCGAATTGGGTGGTCTCGTACTCCATGACACGCTCAAGCATGGTGGATGCAAGGCGACCCACAGGGTCTTGATCCATGTAGCGGCGTGAAACCTCGGGCTTGGCTTGTCTACCGTAAAGGGCAGGAAACAGAACTTGGATGTTTGACCATAGGATGTTGAACTTCATCCTTGGCATTTCTATGGCATCACGTTCATCCCTGTAACGCTTGACAACCTTTTGACCACGCTTTTCCCACTTATCAAATATCTTGATAGCGGTTTCAATCTGATCGTGCCAATAAGGGCCAGCGTCCTCGCCCTCATACGCGCCGGTTTCATCGTACATGGTTAGTTACCGCTAGCAAAGAAGAACGTCACATCAAGCACATTGCCCTCGGTAAAGTAAAGGCTTGTCCCAATGTTTGCAGGAAATCTATGAAACCCGATAGCGGGGGTGATTGTTCCAGAAACAACTGTGCCACTTGCGCCGCCATCGGTTAACACCATTGTGCCTGCGGTTGTGTTATTGACGTAAAAACCAAGCAATTGACATGGGCCTGTTGTGACAGCACCTGATGCCGTCATGTTTTTATATGCACCTACTTCTGCTACTGGCTGGCTCATATACGCTCCTCTTTATGTTGTATCTCGTAGTCCCACAGCTCATCAAGTGTGATGGTTTGTAGGGTCT